CAAAAAAACTATGGAAGCCCCTTTCTTCACCCCCCTGCGCACCACGCCGCGTTTGATTTACGCGGTTAGACGGTTGATCATGGTTCTAACCCCCCCGGTGTCAAACACGTCGAAAGCGGCCAGGGCGCTACACACGTCCACCATTGTGCGCCCCAGCGTATTCGAGAACCGTTTGTCAAACCGGCATCGTTTTACTGACCACTCGAACAGCGAGTGCGGGTCCACTGCGAACTCGCACACCAGTGTCGACTTGTCAGAAGCTGCCGCGGACACCAAGTCACCTGACCGTAGCCCCAACCGGGCATAGGCCTCCCTGAGTATCTCTTGGCCCTCACGGGCTGCGAGATCCACAGTGCACTTGGAGTTCGGCTTGATGAACTCCCCACCAATCCCATCGCGCACGAGATTGATGCCATCAATCGGCACCTTAACATGCCGGCCCGAGGATGGCCCCAGCCGTACAAAGTCGTGGTCATCGACAGTGCGTAATATAGCGGGGTCCGTGACGAAGAACCCGTCAACGGACAACGGCCTCAACACATCGGCCACCGCCTGCAGATCCGCAAACGAGTACGGATCACACTCCACGTCTGCTACACAAAACGCACCGACAATGGCAATCACCGCCTCCCCACCGCCTATCTCTACGAGCTCAGCCGCCAACACCAGCGGCGCTGAGAATGCAAACGATAGGCGGTGGACGGACCGGTAACTGCTACTTAAGAATACCGCATCGTTGCCCGAAATTATTAATGTCCCAGCAATCCCATCGAACTTTGGGAGTGCTGTGGACAGGTCGAGCGCGGAAACGTCACTCTCCGTCACCACGCGCTTCACACCGTTGAAGCTGCGCGGGACAATCATGTCAAGATCTTGGTCAACCTCTTGCATCGGCACCATGTCAAAGGGAACAGGCGCCACATCATGCACCGGGTACACCACCCCGGTCCGGGGAACTCGGGGGGGCCGCACGCGACGATATACGAACTGCTCCCACGACTGAGCACACAACGGGTCTCCACCATCGTTCCACTGCAGAACCAAGTCAAACCCATCGTGTGTAGTCTCGGCAGAGTAACACACATCGTCCACGAACCGCCCGCCAATCGTTGCGCGATCGCGCTGCCCGCGCACCACTATGTCAGTCACCAGTGTGCCCACCGGGTGGTGGGAGAAAACCGTATGATGGTCAACTACCACTACCCCATCCGGCCGCACACCGTGCTGCAGCGCCTCCAGGAGACCATACACGGATTTCCGCGAAGGTTCATGCTTGAAAACCTGGCCAAGACACTTAGTGATGAGCACCACATCAAAATCGCGACACACATCGGAATGTGCGTACGCCCACGCGTCAACGCATTGATACTCGTCATCCACCACCTCTGAGTACCCTGCCTCCCCCATGAGGCGGGCCATTCGCCTTAGCGCAGCCTCCGAAGTGTCAACGAACACCATACACTCCGGGGCTGCCTTGGCAATTGAGAGCAAATGCCGCGAAGACCCACAACCAAGAACCAACACTCTTGCCCCACGTAACCGAACCACTCCGGATAGAACCTCGCGCGTTAAGGTCGCGTACCGACGCTCGCGCCGCGACAGCTCTTTCCCTTCCGGCGACGCCATGAAGCGCCGCCCCCCGTCGTCCACCCACGCAACGTCCAACGGTAACTCGCCTTGACTTACAGCTGCGCGATGCTGGCTGAAGTCAATCCGAGTCAGGGGTACGACACCCTGGACTGACTCGTGTCCGGCATCTCCACGCCGAGCAGTAGAAACTGAACGGGAACTATCACTCCTCGCTGCCCTCGGCCGAGGCCGAAGAGGCAGTTCGGGGAAAGTCGGCGCGGAGACGCGTCGGGGAGACCCTTGGATGTTGCGCGCTGGCATGATGGCTTGCGAAAATTAAAATATATATTCG